TTAAAAATAGTTTCTTGGTTAGCTGTAATAGTATCTGTTAAAGATAATACATATCTTACCGATGTAAATGTTCCGGCTATGATTGCTGCCACAACAGGAACAATTACAATATTCTTCTTAAACCACTCTAATTTACTTTTTGTTTTTACTTTTTTCATTACTTATAAAAACCTTTAAAGATCCATTCGACCCATTTGTCCCATAGACCTTTAATCTTATTCCATATTTTTTTAATCATTTTTTTTCTCCTCAATTTCATAGAAGAAGTTGTCCGTATCTTCAGTCTTCCAATCACTTGTGTTTTCTACATTCCAATCAGAGGTCTGCACTTTCCATTTAGGAATTTCATCTTTCACTGTAAATGAAGGTATATCCCAAATACATCTATTGTTAGGTTGTGCTGCATAGTTCCCGTCGTCTAGGGCTATGATGTGAGCACACTTATGCTCATGCGGAATCTCTGAATGGTCCGTGTCTAATATATTAGCTTCGGGATGGGCAAAGTCAACCGTAAATAAATACTTACCAGGGTGCCATTTCTTATCTTTTCCAATGTATTTACCGGCTTGTCCTTCTAGGATATCCCAATTAGTAACAGCAGGATAGTAACTAAAACAATTCCATAACTGTAACTCATCCAGTCTACGCCTAGGAACGTCCTCTGGTTTAAAGCCTCTTTGAATGAACGCAGATATCGGGAGACGATAGAAGACAGCTCCATTTTCCATAATACAATGAAAAAGTATACTGTGCCCCGTAAGAGACGAAATACCAAAAATAATACAGTCTTCAACTTCACCATGATGTTTTTTAAGATCAAATAAATATTCTCTCTTAATTTGTGCATAAGTTACCGGTATGTTTGCGTTTAGATATGCCATAAAAAATCCTCATTTGATAGAACCCCAGTTATCCCCTTCTTCATAATCTACTTTGTTTGGAACTTCAAGTGATACTGTTGACTCCATTATATCTCTTATTTTTTCTGCTTCTTTTTTATTCTGTATAGATATATCTAATTCATCGTGCACCTGTAAGTGTGGTATAATTCCTTCAGCATGTAGATCTATCATGGCTTTCTTTGTCATGTCTGCCGCTGATCCTTGTATCAATTTATTCAAAGCCTTGTATGTGTATGCTCTTCTTATCCCTGGTCCGTGTTCCGCGAGCGCATCATCATGAGGCAATGGCTTGTGTATACCGAACTGATTGGGTTCCCACAAAGGAAACCTACATAGTCTACCCAACAACGTTCTCACTTTACCTTTACGTTGTGCTCTACTCATCACAGCATCCATAAGCTGTTTAACAAAAGGCACTTTAGTATGATACTGTTTAAATAGATCATCAGCCTGTAGTTTACTTACACCCAGCTCTGCTTGTAATTTGTTTTTACCCATACCATAGAAAAGACCCAAATTGATCGTCTTAGCTTGTGTCCTAGGTATGCCGGCCATATCTGCTACAATCTTGTGAAAGTCTGCATCACCTTCTTTGTATGCATCCACAACATCTTCAACAGAATAAAATCCCTGTAGTGCTGCGTAGTGCACAACTAATCTAGGTTCTTGCTGTGAGTAATCAAAGCAACCCCACTTACAGTTTTGTTCAGGTAGAAATAAACTTCTGATCCGTGGTCCGAGGTCTTTGTTTCTTGCAGGTATCTGTTGTAAGTTTGGATTATTCATACTGAATCTTCCTGTAACAGTCCCACCACTATCACCACGTAATTGGTTTATCTCTGCATGTATTCTACCTTTGCCAGAGTATTTTAATATTGTATCTAAGAACGTAGTATGTGCTTTGTTAATCTCTCTTGCTTTTGCAATAGCTTGTACAATCTTGTGCGGGTGATTAGCTAAAAAGTTTTTAGTAAAGCTTGGTGCCTTTGTCTTTTCTGTTCTGTCATAAGGCAGACCTAGTTTATCAAATATTTTTGCAATAGATCTTGCTGCCCAGATTTGTACTTCTTGTCCTGTCTCAGCATATATACCACCTAGTAATCTCTTCTCTTCTTCAACCATTTGTTTTTTCTCTTGTGCTGCACGTTCAACATCCACACGTACACCTAAAAATCTCATATCAACTAACACAGGAAACAGTTTAGTTTCCATATCAAATATATTCTGTATATCCTGATGTACTATTTCTTTTTTTAATTCCTGCCACAACTCCAATGTAAGTTGTGCGTCACGCTCTGCGTAAGCCCCAACGTACATAGCAGGGAGTTTATACATCTCTGCCTTAGGATCTACACCCCAAGACTTTGCAGCTTCGTATAGTGCGGTCTCGTCTTTACCTTTACCAACATAATCTCTACCACAATTATTTAAATCATATCTAAATCTATTCTCATCAACCAATGATGCAGCTATCATTGTATCTACAATCTTACCATTTATCTTAAGTCCTAATGCTCTTATCCAACACACATCATACATAGCGTTATGAAATATTTTTGTAGAAGGTGTATTGAGTTGGTCCTGTAACCATTTTAGAACCATCTTACGATCCATGTTACCACCACCTTCATGTGCTATTGGATAGTACGCACACCAATCTTGTGTGGCTAAAGATATACCAACAACTTCACCTTCACCTACAACAGAACCAGATCCCATTCTTCTACCTAAGTTTGGATCTTTTGTTTCTAAGTCGATAGCGATCTCATCATACTTTGATAGATCTGGAAAATCTTGCGGCGGTAGCCATTCTGTTTGTGGTTTAAATAAAATCTTCACTTTCTTCCTTCCATTTTTTATAACCTTCTGCCCAACTTTCTTTTTCTTCTGGTGTACTATCTTGTAACTTCTTTTTCTCTAATTCGCAATAGTGGATAATCTTATCGAGATCCTCTACTCCGTTTTTGTGCATGTACCTACAGACATACTTCACAACACATCCTTGAAAAAACGAAAGATTATTTTTTGAAATAAATTCGTAAGGCTGAATTTTAAAGTACATGTAATGTGAACCACCTACCTGGACATTCTCTGGTTCTGCATCTTTAAACAAACTTGTGTCTGTCATATTTTATATCCTTTATAGTTATCTTTTGGTCTGATAATGTGTAGATGTGTTTTAGTTCTTGTTGCACCAACATAAAACAATCTGTTTTCATCATCAGGATTTTTTTCGTAGTTGATTTGTGTGTTTCTAGATAGGTCAGTCAGCAGCACTACGTTATCTTGCTCACCACCTTTCACACCATGTATTGTTGATAATACAATACGTGGAGATGAATTTAATTTTTCACCGTTTTCTCTCATTCTTCTTATGTATCTAATGCTTCTACTAGGTGCTTGATCAAAAGCTTCATACCAAATTTTATCTGTTCTCAACCACTGACGTTCTCTTAGTTCAGGTAGACCATACATCCCGTCCTTGTCCATATATTTTAAAGACTGCTTTTCAAAATGGTTTTGTGACATGTAAGATGCAATTCTAACAATCTGATCATAATTTATATTCACACCTTTACGCACATTTTCCCAATCCGTTACAGCCTTGTACAGGTCTTGTTCTTTATTTGTTTTAAATTTGTTCTGATAATACAACCCTTGAGAGTAAAGAATTTCTTCTACATCAGACAACATAAATTTTGTTCTTGCTAATACTAGCCAATTACCCTGTTTCATGTTAATTTGTTTAAACTCATCATAATATGAAAGCAAACCTCTTTGTGTTTTTGGTCTCCACTCTTTTGGTAATCTATGTTGTATTTTGTTTACTATCTTTGAAGCAATATCATGAACTACCTGCGGTATTCGGTATGACTGTGTCAATTGCATCACCTTACCTTTTTGTGCAATAAAACTATCCACGTCTGCACCAGCCCATCTAAAAATAGCTTGATCATCATCACCTGCAATATAAGTATCTTGTGTTTTGTCCCATATAGATCTTGCCATTTCCCATTGTGATCTAGATAAATCTTGAGCTTCATCTATAAATACTACATCAAATCTTGGAGATCTATCCATCTTAACAAACTCTGTAATCATGTCTGTAAAATCAATTAAGTTATAATCTTTTTTGTATTGATTTAAATCGTGTGCAAATTGTTTTAACGTTTTTATATCTACTAATTGTGTATGTTCTTGCTTGTTAAACTGTTCTTCTGGCGTGATCCCACGTAGTTTAGCTAGTTGTATAATACGAAGTATGTCACTTTTAGTTGTAAATAATCCTGTGTGTTCATTTTCATACTCATGATAATCTACAATCAAATTTGCTTTTTTACCTAGATCTTCATAGTGTCTACGTTGCATCACTTCATCTTTACGTATACCTAGTCTTCTAAATGCTAGTGAATGCAGTGTTCTAAAGTATGGTAAATCGTCTTCGCTAAAATTAAATTTAGACATAGCCCTATCCCTAGCTTCATGTGCAGCTTTTTGTGTAAAAGAAAAGTAACCAATCTTATCTGGATCAGTTTGTTTTAAATATTTATCTACTTCATTAAGTAATGTGGTGGTCTTGCCTGTACCAGGTGGACCCAATACAATAGTTTTCAAAATGCATCCTCCTGTTTAAAGACTCTTTCTTTTGGTTTAAATGTTTCTTTCTCAAATTCTGGTAATCTTATAACAGTAATTTTTTTCTTGGGTAAGGACACTCTATAGTTTGTATCATAACCACAATGTTCTCTCAATACATACAAAGTAAACTGAGGTTTCTCTGGCCATTTATGTCTTGCTAAGTATTGATGAAAGAAATTTGTAAATACAAAATGGTGATGACCTTGATTGTTCCAAACATTACCTGCTTCAAGATCCTCTCTTGTTGCACCAGATGTTGCTCTACCTAAACAATAATTCTCTACATGTTGCTTTAGTTGCTCAATCATACTAGATCCTGCAGGAGCTTCTACTTCTTCTTTATTCATCATTAAAAAATTTATCATCTCATCAAAATCTTTTGGTTTTATCTTTGGAGGCTTTGTATAGATTTGATTCATACATGCCCGTATGAAAAGTCTTTGCTCTTGTAGATCCTCTGCTTTTAATTCTATTCTTTCGCCGTCCACATTGAGTCTGTATATTGGTGGTTCTGTTTTTACCACCTGTAAATCTTTTAGTGGTGGAAACATAGACTGCGTTCCTATACCAAACTTTCTAGTTTTACATAATTGTTTATCACAATGATTACACATAGGTTCTTCTGTGCATTTAAAACCATATTCTTTATTGTCTTTTCTAAATTTTGTTATCTCATCATGTCTATATGGGTCTAAAAAATGTTTATGATTAAATATATCTAACTTATCTGCCCAGC